ATAAAGAATACACATTGAAAAAGTTGAACGAGGAAATCTTGGAAAAGATAAGTCTGGCTGTTGTATCAAAAGAATTTAAAGAGGCAATTGAGAAAACAAAAGCCTCGACTGATTCGGGAACGTTTGAGGTCATCATTTCAACCGCCGATGAAGATCGCCAAGGTGAAGTCATTGATCAAAACGGATGGGATTTTACTCATTACAAAAACAACCCGATTGTTTTGTGGGGTCATAACTACTTTGACTTGCCGATTGGTGTGACTGACGAGATTTACACAAACGATAAAAATCAGACTGTCGCAAAAGGACGCTTTGCTCCGGAAGATGCTAATCCATTTGCTCAGCAAGTGCGTCGGCTCTACGATGCAAAGATTATTAAAACTACATCGGTCGGATTCATTGCTCGAGAAATGGAAGGCAATGTGATCACTAAGGCAGAACTGCTTGAGTTCTCATTTGTTCCGGTCCCTGCCAACCCGATGGCGCTTTCTTTGGCAAAACAATTTCAGTTCAACGAATCTGAATTGATGACAAAAGGATTGTTCATTAAGGCCGAGGAAAAAGCTGAACCGATAGAAGGTGATCCATGCACGCTTGATGATGGTACTGACGGCGTGATGCTTCCGGACGAATCAGGTACATTGGTCTGCACCATCAAAGCAGAAAAGACTGAGGAAAATCCGGAAGAAAAAATAGAAGAAAAAAATGCTACCGATCAAGATCTCATCACTAAAGTTGGCGCTGAACTTGCAGCCATACAATCCGAGACAGACAGTTCCATCATTCAACACTCTAAAGAAATTCTTGATCTGATCAACACAGAAGAAACGGATGATGAGAATGAGGAAGTTAAGACAGAAAAGTCCGCACGAGTGCGACAAACGATGAGTCGCACAAAAATCAAAATAGCCATCAACGGCATGAAAGCCACAATCGCTGCCTTAGAGGAACTCCTCGCGGGTAGTGAAGGGAAGGAAACTCTCGATGGAGAGGCCCTGAAAAAAAGGTCGAATGCCGCAGGGTCTGAGGTTATTGAAGCTTTGAAAAGTTTCAATGCAAACCGTCAGGTCTTGCGGATGATCAACAACATCACGAGTGACGCGTTGAGAAAAATCAACGATAACAACACTCGTGTGAAATAAACGTATATGGATCAAAAACAATTGGAATTGATAAAAAGCCAGCTCCAGACTGCCGTTGAGGAAGTCATGGAGAAGCGTCTCGGCGAAGCAGTATCACCTCTTGTTGCCAAGGAAACACGAGCAATCGTGGAGAAGATGGCAATGGAGCGTGCAATCTTCGGCCGAGATATTTCTGGACTCTCCGGAGAACAGAAATCCCAGTTTGTTGATGTGGTTCGTGCCGCAGCAGGATTGAAGGTCAAAGCTAATGAGGCTCTCATTGGTGAGCAAGATAACCGAGGTGGTTATTTGGTCGCTAAAGAAGTCGAGTCTGCAATCTTGAGGATCGCAGCATCAGTTGGTTTGGTTATGAGCCAAGCCCAGAAGTGGCCAATGGGCACTGATGAGAAAGCAATCCCAAGTTATACCGGAGCATTTCTCGAAGGAGAATTCCTCGGTGTTGACGCAGCAGGTTCTGTTACTGGCATCACATTCGGTGCAGCTAATCTTATTGCGAAGAAATGGCAATTGGCTTTCGTGGTCGGAAACGATCTCTTGGTCGATGCTGATGTTCAGCTTGCAGATTGGCTCCTTGCTCTTGGTGGTGAGTCTCTCGCCAACATGACAGATAAGCAAGGCATTGCGGGTGTAGGTGCTCCGTTCGTCGGAGTGCTTAACCATCCGGATGTAACCGTGTTTACACTTGCATCAGGCAAAGACACCTTTGCTGAATTTGATGCGGTGGTAGACACTGCCGACACAATCGCACAGGTTGAAGAATCTGTGCTTGATGGTGCGGCATGGTACATGAATCGAACAGTTTGGGCAAAAATTCGTACTCAAAAAGATACAGCCGGAGCATTCATCTTGCCACAAGCAGGTGCTGTTTCTGCGGGTGTCCTTGCGAACAACCCAACTGGCGGTGGTATCAAGCCGATGGGCGAGCTTGGAGGTTTTCCAGTCTTTACCACAAAACATCTTCCAGCAAACAGTGCGACAGCTGTTTCTACCAAGTACATCATCTTCGGTAACTTGAAGGCTTTGGCTTTCGGTGAAAAGGGTGAGATGACTGTGTCACAACACGAGTCAGGTACATTCGGTGGAAAAGAAATTGCATTGGCAGATCAGAGAGCGCTTGTATACAAAAAGCGTGTGGCTTTGGTCGTAGCATTGCCGGCAGCATTCGTAGTGGTCAAGACAGCAGCTTCTTAATTTTTCTTTTTCCTAGAAGGGAAGTGAAAGAAGTTTTTATCAGTTAAGCAATAACGTATGAGCGATACAAAAACATACAAAGTCTTGCGTCCAATCGGTTTCAAAGGTGATCGTCTTGAGAAAGATGCCACAGTTGAACTTACCGATGCGGAGGCGGAAAACATCGGTCCGGATGTGGAGCTCGTCGGCGCTCAAACCGAGCAAATTGATGAATCAGCTGAGAAATCAGGTGATGAATCGACGGGTGAGGGTGAATCTGATTCATCGGAAGATGAAAAGACTGAAGAATCCGCTGAGGGTCAGTCAAAAGATTCATCTGCCGATGAGAAGAAAGCGGATGAAGAAGTTTAGTCACTAACCCTTTGTTATTTTTACTTTTTTCTGGAGACGGAATCGTCCGATTCCAACTCACAGTCGAGGAAAGAAGGGCTGACCAGCCACAAAGGAATAAAAATCTTTATGCGTTCAGTATACGACGGAATCAAAGCGGTACTTGGCATTGCGCCGATTGCTCAAGCGAACAGTGAGAAGCTCTCCGGAGCTATCGATACGCTTGGATACAACAGCGCACTTGTTGAAGTACAAGTCGGTGCGGCAACCGGAACTCCCGATTCATATTCAGTTGCTTGCAAAGTAACCGAATGTGCCACATCGGGTGGATCCTATGCGGATGTGAGCGGTGCTACGGCAACTCTCACAACTGATGGGACACACGCGCAGATCAGAGTTGAAGGACTCGGAACTTCACGTCTTCGCTATCTGAAGATCAGTATGACTCCGACATTTGTAAACGGTACATCACCGAAAGCACTTGTTGGAGCAACTGCTCTTCTCGGCCGAGCATTCAGAGTACCAGTAGGAAACAGTGCAACAGCTGCTTAAATTCCAGCCACTTCCTCTCACTTGTTGGGAGGAAGAAGCGGGAACTTAATCCCGACAAAATAAAAAATTGTATGGCAGAAGCAATACTTGCATACGCATTAACAACTGTCGCTCGAGTTAAAACTCGACTGACAATCACAGTAAACAATCACGACACGCCGCTTTTGTATTTGATCAACAGCGTCACTGATTTTATTGAAGGTGAATGCAATAGACGATTCAAAGAAACCACTTACACAAACGAGGTGTACTCGCCACAAGGTGGTCGCTTTATCGTTCTCAAACAATCTCCCGTTTCTTCTATAAGTTCGGTGCAGTATCGAGTCGGTCTAAAAAGCAATCCAACGTGGACAGATTTCAATGCTGACGATTGGGAGCTCATGGAAGATGGCCAGTCCGGAATGATCGAAGCTCATGGAATTTTGCATGGCACAAATCTATTCCGAGTCACTTATGTAGCCGGCTATAAAATAAATTTCACTAACTACGGCGACAACAATACTCACACCTTGCCGGCGGACATTACTGATTTGTGTGAACGCCTCGTCGTTCGATGGTTCAAGCGACGTGAATCAGGTGGAAAGCAAAGTGAGGGTCTTCAAGGCGGGTCGATCAATTGGAAAGATGAACTCGATAGCGAGGATAAAGCAACGCTTGCTCGGTATAAGCGTATACCAAATTTCGTATGACAAACGTACTCGTAAAAATTGAGGGGCTTCAGGAACTGCGCCAAGCATTCAAAGACTTCGGCAAAATTAGCGAGCCGATATTTCAACGGGCAGTAGTGGCTTCGCAAGCGATCCTCGCAAAGCACACCACAAGAGAAACGGTCCCATGGAAGACTGGATATCTCACTCAAACATTTGCAGTAGAAGTCGGTCGCCTTTTTGCAAGATGGTTTCCAACGGCCAAGTACGCTCTCTTCGTTCACGAAGGTACAGCTCCGCATATTATCCAGGCCGTGAAAAAAAGAGTGCTCGCAAATAAACAGACCGGACAAATTTTCGGCCGAGTTGTTCACCATCCTGGTACAAAACCGAACCAATTCATGCCGAGGATTGTAAAAGCGGCGCAGCCGGAGATCGATCGGCTGTTTCTTCAAGCACTCGATTTAATAAATGCCGACATCGCCAAGGCAACTAACATCCGATAACTATGAGCATCGCTGGAGATATAAAAACTCGAATCAAAGCAATCCTAGACGCACTGGTCACATCGACCGTGCTCGGATCGGTGCTCATGGATGACTTTAGAGACGATGTTTTGAGCCGTGATATCCCTGCATTTCCATGCGCCATTCTCACCAGCCCGAGCATTGAAAGCTCAATAGCTGAAACCAATCAGGACAACCTCCGCACTCACACCTTCGAGATCCTCATCGTGCAGAAAGGAGAAAACGTAACCGGCACGAATGACAT